ACTGTTGACTATACTGGTTTTGGTTGGGTACTAATTAAGAAGGGTGTCTTTGAGAACCTTCCTTATCCTTGGTTTGCGCCTAAGATGCAAGTCTTTGAGTCTGGGGCAGTACAAGATATGTGTGGAGAAGATGTCTCATTCTGCTTAGATGCTATTGAAGCAGGTGATGAGATATGGTGTGATCCAAGAATTAGGGTGGGTCATGAGAAAACAAGGGTAATTTAGGGGACCTCTATGACTTTATCAAAACAAGTACAAGACTCATTGGATGAGGCAGTTGCATCACTAAGGAATGCTCTTGCCTTTGCAGCAAGAACAGAGGAACCTTATATTAGCAAACACATTGCTGATGTAATGTTTCAAATAGAAAATCTCAAGAACGTTTCTAATGTTCTTGCAATGTCTGAACAAATTATGAAACAATTAGATGAGGAAGAAGACTAATGCCAATCCGAAAATCTCTCTCTGGTAACGACTTTGTAGAGAGTGTACCCAAGAAAACCTATCAAGGTGCTGGTAAACATACAAAATATGCTTCTACAAGTGCCAATAAACCCAAGAAAAGGTATAGAGGACAAGGAAGATAAGAAAGGAGACCTAAGGGTCTCTTTTTTTATGATAAATAACTTATATTTACCTTTTTTTCATGCCTGTAGAAAGGATTAGTAGGGGATTTAAGGATGTTAGCATGTCCTTTCAGGTCAATCCTATTACCTCAGACTTAATTGCAACCAAAAATGAGACTGCAATTGCTCGTTCTGTACGTAATTTAGTACTTACAAGACCTGGTGAAAAGTTTTTTAATCCAAATCTAGGTTCTAGAGTCTATGAGACTCTATTTGACAACATGGATGATATATCAGCTTCTATTGTAGAGGATGATATTAGAGATACTATTGATAATTATGAACCAAGAGTGAAATTAGTAAGTGTAAAGGCAACTCCTGACTATCTGGGCAATGCTTTTGATGTAGTTATAACTTATAATATTATAGGAATTGATGCTCTTCCTCAACAATTAGCATTTGCACTACAGCCAACAAGATAAATGGCATTAGTTAATTTTACAGATCTAGATTTTAATCAAATAAAAACTTCTTTGAAGGATTATTTGAGAGCGAATTCCAATTTTACTGACTATGACTTTGAAGGATCAAACCTTTCAAGCATAATTGATGTATTGGCATACAATACATACATCAATTCTTACAATGCTAACATGATTAGCAATGAAGTTTTCATTGACAGTGCCACTTTAAGAGAAAATGTAGTTGCATTAGCAAGAAATATAGGTTATACACCCAGATCTATCACTGCATCAAAGGCAATAATTTCATTTTTTGTAGATACAACTGGATTTACTACTAAACCAGTCACTCTAACCCTTAAAAAAGGTGTTGTAACCACTGCTGCATCAGTATTTGGGTCAGAAAGTTACTCATTTGCTATTCCAAGTGACATTACAGTGCCTGTCGTAGATGGAATTGCTACATTTCTCAATATAGAAATTTATGAAGGCACATTTTTAACCTCAAATTTCACTGTTTCTGCAGAAAACCCTGCACCACCTACAAAATACATCTTAGAAAATTCAAATATTGACACTTCTACCTTAGAAGTGCAGGTTCGTCCTACTCAAGCAAGTACTAGTTCTAAAAAATACGTATTTTCTGATACTTTAATAGAAGTTACTTCCTCTTCTAGGGTATATTTCATTCAAGAAGTAGAAGATCAGAGATATGAGCTCATTTTTGGTGATGGTGTCTTTGGAGAAAAACTAGAATCATTAAATTATATTGAAGTTTCTTATATTACCACAAATGGAGCTGCTGGAAACAATGTTTCATCATTTTCATTCAATGGTAGAATTTTAGATAACAACAATAACCTTGTAAGTACAGGAATTTCAATTATTACTACTATAGAAGACTCTGTAGGTGGTAAAGAAATTGAATCTACAGATTCAATTAAGCGTTTTGCACCTAAAATTTACTCTACTTACAATAGAGCTGTTACAGCAGGTGATTATGAAGCATTAATTCCTAAAATTTACCCTGAAGCAGAGTCTGTTTCTGTTTTTGGGGGTGAAGAGTTAAATCCACCTCAATGGGGAAAGGTTTTTATCACTATAAAACCATTTTATGGTCCATATGTACCAGATTCTATTAAAAATAACTTAAAAACTCAATTAAGAAAGTATTCTGTAGCAGGAATAGTAGCTGAAATACAAGATTTGAAATATTTGTATGTAGAAGTTGATGTAAATGCATATTATAACCCTAATTTAGCATCAAATGCAGCAGCAGTAAAAACAGTAGTATCAAATAATATTAATTCATATGCAGATTCATCTGAAATGAATAAATATGGAGCAAAATTTAGATATAGTAAGTTTCAAACTGTTGTAGATAATAGTAATGAATCTATAACATCTAATATTACTAAAGTTACGATACGTAGGGATATGAAACCCCTATTAAATCAAGCTGCTGAATATGAATTGTGTTTTGGAAATCCATTTTATATAAAAAATATGAATGGTTATAATATTCAATCATCAGGATTTAATATATTTGGTCAAGCTGATACGCTCTATTTGGGAGATAAACCAGCAGCAAACAAGCAAACTGGAACTTTATTCTTCTTTAGATTGCAATCTAGAAATAATCCAGTGATAGTAAAGACTAATGTAGGAACAGTTTACTATAACAAAGGTGAAATTTTATTAAAACCAACTACTTTTACAAATACATCTAAGAAAATTCAAGAAATTCCAGTTATAGAAGTATCAGCTTGTCCACAATCAAATGATGTAATTGGTCTACAGGATCTTTATTTACAATTAGATGTTAGTAAGAGTACAGTAGATATGGTAGCTGATACTATAGGTTCTGGTGAGGGATCTTCTGGTAGTAATTACACAGCTACCTCAAGTTATATTAGAGGAGATATAGCAAGATTGACTGAAGAGGAGGGTCAAAATACATCCCTCTCCTCCTCAGATACATATGTATTAGGAGGTACTATTCAACCAGAACTTCAAGGAAATCCAGCAGCACCTGACTCTACACCAACTACTACTACATCATCCTCTAGAGCAGTTACTCCTACTACATCATCGTCATCACCATATTAATCCTTTTATCAGCAGGAAATTAACACTACTATAAAATGTCAGAAAATAACAGAGTCAAAATTAGTTCAGTTGTTAACAATCAACTTCCTGATTATGTGAGGGGAAATTTCCCTCTTGCTGGAGAATTTTTACAGCAATATTATACTGCCATAGAAAATCAAGGATCTACGCTTGATATTCTACAAAATATTGATAAGTATATAAAAATTGATGAATTAACAAATCTTGTAGATTCTACAACTCTGTCTGATAATGTTGGAATAACAAATAGTACTATAAATGTTAAATCTACCACTGGATTTCCTAATACTTATGGATTAATTCAGATTGATAATGAAATTATTACATATACTGGAATTACAACTAATTCTTTTACTGGGTGTGCGCGAGGATTTAGTGGAATTACATCATATAGAAACGTTAATAAACCTGATGAGCTAGTATTCTCTGAATCAGGTATTTCCCTCCATTCTTCAGGAGCAGTAGTTAATAATTTAAGTATTAGATTTTTACAAGAATTTTTTAAAAAGGTAAAAAAACAAATTACGCCTGGTTTTGAGGAAAGAGCTCTTTCTGATGACATTGATAAAAGATTATTCATAAAACAGTCAAAAGATTTTTATTCATCTAAAGGAACTGATCAATCTTTTGAAATTTTATTTCGTGCGTTATATGGAGAAGATGTAGATATAATAAAACCAAGAGATTTTCTCTTTATTCCTTCAAATTCAGATTATAAGATATCTAAACAAATAGTAGTTGAGGCTATTGAAGGAGATCCTTTAGATCTTATCAATAGAAACCTATTTCAAGATCCTGTTGCTGGATTACCTAAAGCTACTGCAGCTATAAGTGATATTGAAAGAATTGTAAGGGATGAAAAAGAGTATTATAGGTTAAGTTTAGATTATGACAAACAAAGTGGTAGATTATTTGATGATTTTTCTATTCACCCCAATACCAAATTAGTAGGTTCTGTTTCTGTAGGATCTACTGTTTTAACAGTAGATTCCACTGTTGGTTTTGGAACTACTGGAACTTTAGTTGCTAAGTATCTGACTAATAAGTCATCTACCATAAAATACACATCAAAATCATTAAACCAATTTTATGGTTGCACTGGAGTTAATGTAAATCTTAATAGTAAGCAAGATATTAAATTGGATGCTTTTGCTTATGGTTATTCTGGATTAGGAACAGCTAATGTAGTCAAAGTTAGAGTAACAGGTGTTTTAGGTAATTTAGATTTAGATTTTAATGTTGCTAATTATAATGAAATTGGAGATGTTATAGAACCTAGAGGATTAGGAATTAATTCTGCAGATTTAATTACCAAATCTTTACAACCTAACGTTTCTATAACTTATGATGTTGCATCTTTTGATCTTGTAGATTCCTCCAACTTTACATATCAATTAAATCTTTTTGATCCTCATAGTTTCATTATAGGAGATAGAGCTCTTATTAATGATGTAGAATGCACTATCATAGGTTTGATTAGTTCTAAGGAAGTTTTAGTAAAAGGTGCAGGAGAATTATCTGCCAATGTAGATTATAAAATTCAAAGATTAATATCTAAAGCTAATCTATCTAATTATCCTGATGCAAATATATTTACTACAAATGTTCAAAATTCTTACATAGACGATGATGAAGAATATACTTGTGTTTATATTGCTTCTTCTTCCATTCCAGATTATCTTGATGAAGGTTTAGATATTAGACAAACAGACCTTCCATTTACTGGTGCATTTGCTGAAAGTACTAATATTACTATTCCTAATCATGGACTAATTAGTGGTGAAAAAGTAAGATTTGTATCTGGAGGAGGTTCATTAGATATAAAAGAGGAAGAATATTTTGTTAAAAAGGTAGATATTGATACTATTAAAATTGCTAGAAGTTCTTCTAACGTAGATAATGATATTTTTGTATCATTTAGTGGAGGTGGCACAAATAATAAATTTAAATTAGCAAAATTTGCTAACAAATCTATACAATCTCAAAAATTACTGAGAAAAATTAAACTCCCAATCAGTAGCATTTCAGAAACAACTGTACCTGGAAAAATTGGTATATTGGTAAATGGAGTTGAAATTCTTAATTATAAATCATCTGATATTATTCATTATGGTTCATTATCTGAAATAGATGTTACTAGTGGAGGAAAAAATTATGATATAATAAATCCTCCTATTCTTACTCTTTCAGATAAGACTGGAATTGGATGTTCTGCCATTTGTGAAGTAGAAGGAAATATAGAGAGAATTGATGTAGTTGATGGTGGATTTGATTATCTAACTACACCAACTTTAAAAATAGATGGTGGAAATGGTAAAGGTTGTGTTGCATTTGCTAATTTAAAATTAATAGATCATTCTGTAGAGTTTGATTCTACACAACTTGGTGGGTTAGTAAATATCACTGATAATATTATAGGATTCTCTACATTTCATAAATTTAAAGATGGAGAACTTGTAATTTATAATCCAGAAGGTCAAACTGCTATAGCTGGATTGACTACAGGTGCTGCATATTATTGTTGTGTTAAAAGTGCAACTACAGTAACTTTGCATAAAAAATATGATGATTCTATAGATGGATTTTCACCTGTAGATTTAACTGGTTATGGTGCAGGTATTCATCAGTTTGATTGCAATTCTCAAAAGAGAATTATTAGTTCTGTTAGTGTTGCTAGTTCTGGAATTGGATATAGGAATAGATTAACCACAGTTACTTCATCTGGAATTAACACTTCTAATAATATAATTAACATTAAAGATCATGGTTATAGTAATGGAGATAAAATAAGATATGATACTAAATCCACAACTCCTATCTCTGGACTTTCTACTCAAACTGACTATTTTGTTTCTAAAATAGATAGTGGTTCTTTTAGACTATCTGAGGTTGGAATAGGATCTACAGCTCAAAATTTCTATTTACAAAATAAAGAATATATCAATTTATTTTCTGGTGGTACTGGTATTCATGAATTTAATTATCCTCCCATAACAATAACAGTTGATGGTAATATAGGAGTTTCTACGTTTAGTGGTCAAAATTTTAATGCAACATTAAGACCTATTGCTAGGGGATCTATAAAATCAGTTTATATTCCATATGGTGGTGTTGGTTATGGGTCATCTGAAATTATCAATTATAACAGACAACCAGAATTTACTTTAAATAAGGGAAAAGATGCTCAATTAATTCCTATAGTATCTCATGATGGAAAAATAAAATCAGTAGTAATTAAGAATCAGGGTTCAGGATATAATTCTCCTCCAGAATTAGTTGTAAATGGAAATGGAAAAGGAACTGTTCTAGTACCAATATTAAAATCAGGAACCATAGATTCTGTAGTAGTATCTCATACTGGAATTGGATATAGTTCTTCACGTACAAATATTACAGTTACTCCAAATGGAGATGGTGCTAACTTATATTCTAAACCAAAAACATGGACAATTAATAGTGTAGAAAGATTGATACAGAATAATCAGATTACATCTGATGATGGAGTAGTAAGTGAAGGATCTAGAGATGAATATGGTTTAGAATATTCTCATTTATATGTTCCTAGAAAATTAAGACAATCTGTTAATGTTAAGAAAGATCTAGGTGATAAAGAAGTTTTTGTTCCAGATTTACGTTTAGAGGGAGATATTGAACAAGATTCTATAAATCATTCTCCTATTATTGGATGGTCATATGATGGATCTCCAATTTATGGTCCATATGGTTATTCTGATAATGGTGGAGGAGAAGTAAAAATTCTTAAATCTGGATATTCTGTTTCTATATCATCAGAGAGACCTAATCCACTTACATCAGCAGGTGAAGAAATATATGAAAAAGGATTCTTTGTTGAAGATTATGTGTATGAAGAAGGTAATGAATTAGATCAACATAATGGTAGATTTTGTAAAACTCCAGACTATCCTAATGGAGTATACGCTTATTTTGCTAATATTAACCCAGATGTTAGAGATTCTGAAGGAGCATTTAAAAATTATAGACGACCACAATTCCCATATTTTATAGGTAATTCCTATAAGTCTAAATCTATTGATTACAACTTTTCTTTTAATTCCAATCAAGATGATATTGATATTAATAACACTGGTTTAATAAGAAATACTAGTGTTTATAATTTCTTATTTAATAAATCTGTTTATGATTTTTTAGTAGATCCAAATTCTATTAAAAAACAAAAAACCTTCATAACTTCAACATCTACTGGATCAGTATCTAAGAGTGTAGGAATAAAAACAGGAGGTGATAATTATAAAGTAAATGATGTTATAGAATTTGATAATTCTGAAACTAGTGGATCTGGAATTCGTGCTGCTGTAAAAGATATTAAAGGAAAAACCATAACTGATATTAGTCTATCTAATACTACTTTTGAAAATGTAGAATTTGTTCCTCACGGAAAACCAGGTGAAATTGTAGGATATACTACATCTCCTCATAATTTATTTTTATCAGAATATCTTACCATTAGTGGATTAAGTACTAATGGATTTACTAACAATCAAACAGTAACTGCTGGAGTAACTACAAATAGATTTTCTTTAGATGTTGGAATAAGTTCTGCTGGTGCTACTGGTCTTGTTACTTTCTTTAATGTTAATGGTAGAATTTCAGATACATTTAAAGTTAGACCTAATGATGTTTTAGGTATAGGAACTGAGCAAGTAAAGGTATTAAATGTAGATTTGTATGATAGTAGACTTAGAGTTTTGAGAAATCACAATTCTACTATAGGATCTGCTCATACTGCAACTTCTAATTTAGAAACTAAACCAAGAAATTTTATTTTTAAAAATAATACTAGCAATATTGGTAAGAATCTTACATATAATAGGGAATTATATTTTAATCCTGCAGATTCTATAGCATTAGGAACTTCGTTTGGAGTTGGTATTGGTTCTACTGTAGTATTTTCTAATCCAGGAACTGGAATAAGTGAAATATTTATTCCTACCAAATCCATTTATTTTAGAGATCATGGTTTAAAATTAGGAGATCAATTAACTTATAAGACTAATGATGGAACTGCTTTGGGGGTTTCAACTGATGGTACTATGACCTTTACCCTCTCTAATGATCAAACTTTATTTGCTGCACCTATCAGTCGGGATTTGATTGGTATAGCTACTGCTAGAGTTGGATTAGGAGCTACTGGAGTATTCATAGGTATTAACAGCACTACTAATATTAGCACTTTATTTTTTACTGGAATTGGAACTGGTGTAAAACATAGTTTTAAAACAAACTATAATAATGTTTTAAGTGGTACAGTCACTAGAACTCTAGCAACAGTATCAACTGCTTCTACTCATGGTCTTAAGGATGATGATGTTGTAAATCTTTCTGTTTTGAGTGGAGTAACCACTACTATAAATGTGGCATATAATGATTTTAATAGAAGATTAGTCATTAATCCTAGAACTTATATTAAAGCAGGTATCAATACATCAGATAATACTATTAATATATCTGATCATGGTTATATTAGCGGACAGAAAGTTATTTCTACTGCTACAACTTCACCAGGAGGATTAGTAGATAATGGAATTTATTATGTTGCAGTTGTAGATAAAGATAAAATTAAATTATGCAATCAATATTACCAATCCTTAAAGGTTATTCCTGATACAATCAATATCACTAGTGCTCAAGATGGTACTATTTCACCTATTAACCCTAAAATAGTTACACAAAAAAATCAGGAAATTAAATTTGATCTTTCTGATTCTAGTTTATCATTTAGTGATAATGAAGTTCTATACAGTGCATTTGATTTTGCTCTTTATAATGACAAACTATTAACTAATAGATTTTATTCTTCATCATTGACAGATACTTTTAATTTAACTTCATCTGGTAAAATTGGTATTGATACCACTGCAAATGTAACAATCAAAAATGTAGAACAAATTTCTAAAGTATTGTATTATAATTTAATACCAATAAATGGTACTTTAAATAAAATAGTTAAACAAGAAATTGTTACAGATAATTTAAATATTAATAATTATAATACTTTAGATTTAAAAATAAATCCTTTAAATTTTTCTTATCCTGTAGTTAGTGTAGGAACTACAACTTTTAGTTTTTCCGCTATAAAACCTTCTCCAAAACTTCAATATAATGAAACAGATGGTGATTTTTCTTATACCACTACTAGCAATAATGTATATGGACCTATAAATTCAGTTAATGTAATAAATGTGGGGCATGGGTATAGATCTCTTCCAGGAATTACTACTATCACATCTGATTTAGGTAATGGTGCTATATTAGAACTTTTTGGTTCTGATGTTGGTAGAATTCTTGATGTTGATATTCAAGATATTGGATTTGATTATTCATCAGATAGAAGTCTTAAACCAGAATCTCAAATTCCTCAATTAATAAAAGTTGATGCTTTAGAATCTCTTAAAAAAATTGGTATTACTTCATCTGGAAACAATTATCTAGAATCTCCTGGATTAGTTGTTTTAGATGGAACAACTCAGAAAGAGGTTGATGTTGATTTAGATTATGAATTAGGAGATGAGGAAGTTACTATTTTAAAGAATACCAAATCTTTAAACAATGTTACCCCAATAATTCTTCCAACTAGCAATTCTAATGGAATTAAAATTAGTGGAATGGATTTTGATTATGGTACAAAGTTAGTTACTGTAACCATAGGAGCTACATTTACAACTCTTGCAGACTTCCCATTTGAAATTGGTAAAAAAGTGATGATTGAGGGAGTGAGTGTTGGGGTTGGTACTACTGGAATTGGTTATAACTCTGCAAGTTATGATTATAGATTATTTAAGGTTCTATCAACAGATGCTAATATAGGTGGTGCTGCTGGATCTATTAGTTATAGTTTATCTGGTATTATTCCTGAAGGAAAAATTGCAGGAACATTTAAACCTGCATCTTCTGCTGGAAGAATTATTAAGGAAGAAGATTTTCCAATTTTTGATATTTCTTTAAAAGGAAATAAATTTGATATTGGAGAAACTATAGTTTCGCATAAAGCTGTAGGAGTTCTTCAATCTTTCAATACAACAAACTCATTTTTAAAAATATCATCACCTCAAGATTATGAAGTAGGAGATACTGTTACTGGAGAATCTTCTGGAGTAAAAGGAACTATTACTCAGGTTGTGGGATATAGATCTTTTTATGATGTAGAGTCTTCCTCTATAGTTAAAGAAGGTTGGCAAGATGATAGTGGATTTTTAAATACTGATAATCAAAGACTATTTGATAGTGATTATTATCAATATTTTTCATATGGTATTAAATCTGAAGTTCCATTTGAAAAATGGGAAAATGCAGTATCATCTTTAAATCATACTGCAGGATTTAAACAATTTAGTGATTTAGTTATAAGAGAAGAAATTAGTGTAGGAATAAACACTATACAGACAGAAAGTAATTTTGATATTGTTACAGATTTAGTATCCATAATGGATATGAATAGTGTATTTGATTTTGATCTTGTTAGAGAAAAAACATTAAGAATAGATGATAAAGTAATTTCTGATCAGGTAATCTTTGAATCTAGAAGAATTAAAGATTTTACTTCTTCAATAGGTAATAGAGTATTGAACATTGATGATGTGAGTCCAACTTTTAATAACACTGAAAGAATAGATAAGTTTTCTGCTGTTGATATTTTTGAACTTCCAAGTACAAGATCTAGAAAATATATTACTTTTGTTCGTGATAGAAGATTTACTAAAGAAAGACAGGTTATGCTGGTTTCTTTAATTCATAATAATAAGGGTAATATGCTCTTAAACCAATATGGTACTATAGCCACTAATACAGATGGTGGAGAATTTACCTCAGAATTGGGATCTTTTGATTTAGATATTAGTGGTGAAAATGGAAGATTATTATTCTTCCCCAAGAAGTTTCAAGTTAATAATTATGATGTTACATCTATTGCATATAACATCTCAGATAGCGTAGCTGGAATAGGTTCTACTGATCTTGGTTCTATATGCGAAATTGTAAGTGGAACCACAGAGATACCATTAGGAATTTCAACATCCCATTCAATTGTATCACTAGCTTCTACTTATAGAGCAGCTAAGATTTTAGTTTCATATGCAGCCACTGATAAGTCTTATTTTGAATATGAAGAATTAACTATGATCCATAATGGATCAGAAATTGATTTGATGGAATATGGACAATTAACATCAGACAATTTAGGTAGTGGATCTGGAACTCCTGGACTTGGTACTTATAGTGCTTCTTTTGTAGGATCTCGTATTAGTATTGATGTACATCCTAATGTAGCTACTGCTACCTCATATGTTGCCAATACATTATCTATTGATGTGGCAACACATGCTGTATCTGGAATTGGTACAACTACATTACAAACAGGATTATTTGGTTCTAGAAGAACTTCTATATCTTCAAGTGGATCTCCATCTGCTACTACTGTAGCAACATATGATAATGAATCATATTCAGCTGCTTATTATCTTGCAGTTGTTACTAACACCACTGATAGTCATTATGCAGTATCTGAGTTGATTGTAATAGATGATGGTACAACATCATATCTTACTGAATATGGAAATGTAGAAACATCTGCACCAATTGGAACATTTGATGCTGAAGTGGATGAAACTGATACTAATATAACATTTACTCCAATAGCAAATAAAAATGTTGTAGTTCAAGTATACCAAAATGCAATTGGAATAAAGGATGATGACAATACAGAAGTTCAAATTGATTTAGAAAATGCTAGTATTGATTCTGGTGAAGGAACTTATAGTGGTACTGGCGCTGATATAGCAAGAGCTTTTGAACTCACTCATAGGCAAAATCCAATATTTAAGAGGAATTTTGTAGGAGGAGCATCTACAGTAGTCAGTGCTCTTAGAGATACTGTTAGAATTCCAGATCATTATTTTGTAACTGGTGAAGAGTTAACTTATAGGTATTTGGGAGCAGGAACTACTTCTGCTATTGGTATTAGTACTCAAACTATATCTGGATATGGAAGCACAGATAAACTTCCAGATAAAGTGTATGCTATTAAAGTTAATGATTCTACATTAAAGTTAGCATCCACTGCACAAAATGCATTAAAGACTGTTCCTATACATTTAGATATTAGTGCTGTTGGTGTAGGTACTTCTCATTCATTTACTTCTAAGAAACAAAATTCAAGATGTATTATTAGTATTGATAATGTAATTCAACAACCTATAGTTGCAACATCAGTAACTACAGTTCTATCTGCAGCAGCAGATTCTGCTGCTGATAAGATAAAAATTTCTGGTATTACTTCTGTTACTGGTGGAGATCTATTAAAGATAGATGATGAGATTATGAAGGTAAACTCCGTTGGAGTAGGAGATACAAATATTCTTTTAGTATCTAGACCTTGGATGGGATCAGCTTTAACTGCACATACTAGTGGATCTTTGGTTACAAAGATTGAAGGTAATTATAATATTGTTGATAATACTATTAATTTCTATGCTGCACCTGCAGGACTAGTTCCACTTTCAACTTCTTCTAATGAACCAGATGAAACAGACTTTGTTGGAATAGCGACTCATTCAACATTTAATGGAAGATCTTTCATGAGATCTGGAATTAAAGATACTACTGTTGAACCTTATTCTAAGAATTACATCTTTGATGATGTTTCTGCTAATTTTACAGGTCTTACTACAGAGTTTACTCTTAAGCAAGATGGAAGCAATGTAGCAGGTTTCTCTACTAGTAATGCTATAGTCTTGGTTAATCAAGTATTCCAATCTCCTAAGAGAACTGGAGATGAGGTAACCGTTACTGGAGATTTCACTCTTATTGAAGATACTGATGCAGTAGGTGTTACTACTATTCAATTTACAGGTTCTACAAGTTCTGTTGCTTCTGATCCAAATACAGCAAATGTTCCTTTGGGTGGTATTATAGTTTCTGTTGGATCTACAGAAGGTTTTGGATATCAACCTTTAGTGGCTGCTGGTGGTACTGCTGTTGTTTCTGGGTTGGGAACTATTAGTTCTATTAGTATTGGAAATAGTGGTTCTGGTTATAGACCAGGAGTGCAATCTGTGGTTAATGTAGGAGTTCAAACATTAAGTACTGGAGTCCCAGCTATTGAGTTTATTGGTACTGCTGCAATTAGTAATGGTAATATTGTAAGTGTTGCAGTTACTAATCCTGGTACTGGATATACATCAACTAATCCTCCATTAGTTGTTATAGATGAACCATTATCTTATGATAATATGCCATTGTTCTATACTTCATCTTCTAGTGGAGTTGGATCAGAAGCAACTGCAAATATAGTTGTTGGACAAGGTTCTAGTGTTATTGACTTCCAAATTATTAAGGAAGGATATGGTTATGGTGATTCAGGAGTTCTAACAGTAGGAGTGGGTGGTAGTGTAGGTATTCCAACTACTGTTGATTATAGCCCTTCTAGACAATTTGAACTTACCATTCAAGAAACTATTAGTGATACTTTTGCTGCATGGACTGTTGGTGATTTCCAAGTATTTGATCCTTTAGATTCTTTATTTGATGGCCAAACTCTTGCTTTCGCTTTAAAAATTGATGATGAGCAACAAACCATTAATACTGAAGTAGGATCTCCTATTGATGTAGAATATACACTTCTAGTGTTTATTAATAATATCCTTCAGGTTCCTCAGATTGGATATGAATTTAAAGGTGGTAGTTATCTTACATTTAAAGAAGCACCAAAATCAGGAGATACTTCTAAGATTTTATTCTATAAAGGAACTGGTTCAGTTGATACATCTCTTGTTGATGTTTTAGAAACTGTTAAAAAAGGTGATGAACTTAGATTGTATGATGATAATATTGAATTTGAGCAGGGTCCTAGAATAGTAACTGCTGTAAATGCAGCTGATAATGCTACTACTAATCCATATGATAGTGTTGGTATCAATACTGATGAAACTTTTGAAAGATCCATTACATGGTCAAGGCAACTTACTGATAAAGTTATAGATGGTAATGAAGTTACTAAAGATAGACCACATTACGAACCTTTAATTTATCCTACTAGTAATATAATTTCACCAGTATCAGCAAGTTCTACAATAGCTTATGTAGAAAGTGCAAGAACTTTCTTTGATAATTCTTATGAAAATTATGATGGTCAAGGAACTGTACAAATCATATCTCAAGATGATTTGGTAGGAGCAGCAGCCACTGCAATAGTTTCTGGATTTGGAACTATTAGTTCATTTGTAATTTCTAATTCTGGTATGGGATATACAGGCACTGCTGATGTTTCTATAGAACAACCTGTTGGATTTGGAACTACTCAAAGAGCAACTGCCACTGCTGCAATGGATAGTGATATATTAGAATCTATTAGTCTAGATTCAGTTGGAAGTGGTTATACTACTGCTTCTCCACCTGCAGTTCTTATAGGAGCTCCTCAAGCATCTAGTGCTGTTGAGAAGGTTACTTCTGTTACTTATTCTGGAGATTTTGGAACAGTAGTTGGATTTGGTACAACTACTGTAGGTGGTAGAAATAGAATGATTTTTGATATGCATATTCCTTTAAATTCTCCTTTAAGAGATACTACAATAACAGGAACTGCAGTTACTTTGAGCTCTTTAACTGTTAATGATTTCTTTATTGTAAATAATTCCAATGTTGGAAATGCTAATACTTCACTGAAGTCGTTTAATACTAATGGTATAACTACTACAGGAATATGTACTCAATTCGTTGATAATGTTTACCAAGTAGTTGATGCTAATACTGTGAGTATTGCTAATACTGTTATTGGATTATCAACTGTAGGAGCAGCAACAACTTATATTAGAAGAGTATTTGTAAATATAGATAAATTTACATCTGACTCATTTGATTCATCTATATTAAAATTTGATTCCACTTCAACTAAATTTGATTCTAGTGGTATAGGTGTTACTTATAGTGGAAATATATACCATCAACCTTTCTTTGGTGAATATAGTTTTGGTAAAGTTGGATTAGGAGTAAGAGCTGAACCAAGATCATTCAAGTTCTATGGAGATGGTGGAACTGGTGGGATATCCACTTCAGCATATATACAAAGGTTCAATCCTTTGAGATATACTGAATACGACTAAATAACTCTAAATTGTAAAGACAAGATGGCAAAACTGGGCATAAGCACTGGATCACAGCCAAATGATGGAACAGGTGATACCTTACTGTCTGGTGCTGAAAAGATAAATGAAAATTTTGATGAAGTTTATACTTTATGTGGAGATGGAACTAATTTAGCTCCAGGAATTGTAACGGCAATTGCTGCTGGATCTAATATAAGTATTAGTACTGCTTTTGGGCAAGTTACTGTTACTGCTCTTGAGACAACTGGTATATCTTCTTATTGGAACTTAAATTCAACAGGAATAAACACTGTAGGAAGAAATGTTGGTATAGGAACAACCACAGCTGTGGCTGGATTAACAGTTCTTGGTGGAGGAAGAATTAGTGGATTTCTTACAGTAACTGATGGTTTAGTGGTCAGTGCTGGATCAAGGATTATAGGAGAGACTAGTATTATAGGTGGATTGCGAGCTACAGGTATAACTACTTTCACTTCCAATAGTGTTAATGCAGTTCAATTCAATGTAAGTGGTGTTTCTACTTTTGCTAGTTCTAAAACCTCCACAGGATTTACAACTAATACAACAAATACCAATCTTAATGTAACTGGTGTTTCTACTTTTGCTAGTTCTAAAACTTCCACAGGATTTACAACTAATACAACAAATACTAATCTTACAGTAACTGGTATTACAACCATTACTAATGGTACAGGTAATATTCTTTTTGGTTTTCAAGGAGGTACTACTGCTCCTAGAATAACTTTAAGCAATGTTGCTGGTAGTGTTGGAGGACAAATTCAACAGAATGTTGTTAGTGGTACTCTTACTATGAGTGCTGATACTGATATAGTAATTACTCCAACTAGAAATTTATCTCTTCAGGCTAATCTTCAGGCAACTAAAGGAATTACTGTTACTGGGGTAGGAACATTTTCAGAGTCTATAACCACTGCTGGATTATGTACTGCTGGTGAGTATGGTGGTCCCACTGGTGGACGTTGGCAAGTTGGTGCTTCTGGCACTGCTCATTATACCTTTACTGGTCCTGGATTTGGAGGAACAGTAACTAGTGATCCAACTCTATATCTTGCTAGAGGACAAACTTATTATTTTAATAATACTTCTACTGGTCAACTTAGAATACAAACAGGTGCTAATGGATCTGTAAGTAGTCAATGGAATGTTGGTGTCACTAACAATGATGCTGACCAAAATGTTCAGTTGCAATTTGAAGTTCCTTATAGTGCTCCTAACACTCTTTATTATCAAGCTACTAACTTTAATACTATGGGTGGTAGTATTGTAATTTATCCATCTATATAATTCTTCAATAAATAACTAAAAAATAACAAAATGGCTGCCATTATAACTGATCAACTTAGAATATTGAATGCGAAGAATTTTGTGTCTGCTGCAACTTCTTCAGTTAATTCTTATTATTCTTTTGTTGGTTTACCTAATGCTACTAGTTATTCCTCTACATGGAATGCTAATCCTCCTTCCCCAAAAGATTGTTTTGATCAGGAAGATGATTATTGGGATACTATGGTAGCGTTGAAGAAGATTACAACTTCTGATATACGTAGAATGGTGAAAAAGAACACTTGGACTTCAGGTGTAACTTATGATATGTATAGAAGTGATATTAGTAGAACCAATATAGCAAAACCATCTGGTGCAACTAGTTTAGCTGCATCAAAATATTTTATAGTAAATGAAGATTTTAAAGTTTATATTTGTCTTCAGAATGGAACAAATCCAGAAAATACTTCTGGTAGACCATCTTTAGATCAACCTACCTTTACAGATCTTGAACCTAAAGCAGCAGGTAATAGTGGTGATGGATATGTTTGGAAATATCTTTATACTATTAAACCATCTGAAATTACCAAATTTGATTCTACTCAGTTTATTCCAGTTCCAGATGATTGGGGAACTAGTGTAGAAAATGCTCCAGTAAGAGATAATGCATCTAGTAGTGGCCAATTAAAAATTGTTACTGTTATTAATAGAGGATCTGGAATAGGAACTGCTAATAGAACCTATACAGCAGTTCCTATCAATGGAGATGGTAGTGGAGCGGAAGCAACTATAGTTATTAATAATGATGCAAAAGTAGAATCTGTAGATATTTCTAAAGGTGGAAGTGGTTATACTTATGGTACTTTAGATTTAGCATCTGGTGGGGTTCCTGATGGAACCACTGCTCCCGTGTTTAATGTTATAGTTCCACCTCAAGGTGGTCATGGAGCAGATATTTATAGAGAATTGTGCTCAAGTAATGTTTTAATGTATTCTAGAATTGAAAATGATGCTGCAAATCCTGATTTTATTACAGGAAATCAGATAGCTAGAATAGGAATTGTTGAGAATCCAGAAGCTTATGATTCTACTTCAAATCTTGAACTTTCTAAATCTAGTGCTCTTTATGCTTTAAAATTGACTGGAGCTGGTCATACTAATGCTACCTTTAATTTAGATGGTGAATTTACTCAAACTATTGGTGTGGGATCTACTGCTGTTGGTAGAGTTGCTTCTTATGATCAAGCTACAGGTGTTTTAAAATATTGGCAAGATAAAAGTTTAGTTGGATTTAATAGCAATGGAACTTTAAGAACAGACCCTACTTATGGATTTGTTCTTAATAGATTTACAGCAAATCCATCTAGTGGAGGAAATGTTAATATTGCCAGCAACGAAAGTACTCTAGGAATAGATACTAGTTTTGGAAGTTCTGGAAATCCTGGTATAAGTACAGTAATAAATAATAGAACATATTATCTTGGCCAGAGTTTTATTCAGGGAGTATCTAATCCTGAAGTTAAGAAGTACTCTGGAAATATAATTTATATTGATAATAGACCTTCTATTACTAGGTCTTCTAACCAAAGAGAAGATATCAAAGTCATTTTGCAATTCTAAAGAATCATGCCACAGGAAACCAATTTAAACGTCGCTCCTTACTTTGACGATTTTGATTCTAAAAGTAGTTATTGTAAAATATTATTTAAACCAGGAACACCAGTACAGGCTCGTGAATTAACAGGAATTCAATCTTTAATTCAAAATCAAATTGAAAAATTTGGTAGTCATATATTTAAGGATGGTGCTTCTGTTACTGGGGGTGGAATTAAATTTAATGGTGCTTATAACTCAGTTAAAATTCAAAGATCAAATGAAGGAATAGATGTAAGAACATATTTGGCTGATTTAGTTGGTAAGGTTGTAATTGGTAGCAATTCTGGAGTTAAAGCTAAAATAAAATCATATATTGGTCAACCTAGTGCATCTAATAATTATGTATTGTTTATTTCATATTTAAACACTGGTGGTCAAGGAAATGAAGTATTTGTTGATGGAGAAAGTTTATTATTAGATGGTACTGTACTATCTACACGTAATAATTTAATTTTTCAACCAGGTCAACCAATTGCTCAAACTGTTACACTAGGTGCTTCAGCTGTTGGAAGTGCAGCTGTTTTATCTGCTGGAATTTATTTTGTAAGAGGATATTTTGTAGATGTTCCTGGACAAACAGTTGTTATAAGTCCTTACTCACGTAATGCTGATGCTCAAATTGGACTAGAAGTTAAAGAAACTATTGTAAACTCAGATTCAGATTCTTCTTTAAATGATAATGCTGCTGGATATAGCAATTACTCTGCTCCAGGTGCTGATAGATTAAGTATAAAGGTAAGATTAAAAGCAATATCTATAAATGAAAGAAAACCATCCAATTTTATAAGTTTGATGGAGGTTAGGAATGGTAATTTACTTTATGTGCGCACAGAATCTGATTATAATGATATAGGAAATGAATTAGCTCAGAGAACATTTGATGAATCAGGAAATTATTATGTCAGACCATTTTCTCTTAATGTTAGAGAAACTTTGAATAATTATCAAGGAAATAATGGGATTTTTAATTCAAATCAATTAACTTATAATAACAATACTCCTTCTGATGATTTGGCAACTTATAGTATATCTCCAGGAAAAGCTTATGTTGGAGGATTTGAAGTAGAAACTATAACTCCTACTTTTTTAGATCTTAATAAACCAAGAACTACAAAACTTTTAGAGGGGCAAAGTATCAATTATGTTACTGGACCTACATTTACTTTAAATAGAGTTTCTGGATCTCCTATTTTAGGAATAGGAACTGATTATACAGTAAGTTTAAGAGATCAAAGAATAGGAGCTGCAGCAACTACAGCTGCTGGTGCTGAAATTGGATTAGCACGTGTATATGATTTTGCATTAGAAGCTGGATCTTATAATACTTCTAATCCTAGCGAGAATGAATGGGATATTGCATTATATGATATTCAGACATACACAAAAGTAGCTTTAAATACTCCAGCAACACTTGCTGTTCCTACTCATGTTAAGGGAAAGTCTAGTGGAGCTACTGGATTTTTAAGAAGTGCTGTAACTAGTTCAACTGATGTTACTTTATATAATACAAAAGGTAAATTTATTACTGGAGAACAATTTATTTTTAATGGAATAGACAGTAGTAATATTTCAGTAGGATCTACATCTTATACCACTAGTGATATTAAGTCTATTAATGGAACTGTAAGCACTGCAAGTACGTTTAATTCTGATGTTAAACTAAGCGTATTTTCTAATATAGGACAAGTTAATATAACAAATCCTCCTTCATCAGGTGCTTCTGCAGGTATCAGTACAGTTACTTTTACAGATCCAACTAAATTCTTTGTTGGAATTGCTACTGTTGGAAATATTGTAGAGTATGCAAATCCAGGAAAAAGCACAGTTTCTTATGCAAGAGTTGAAAGTGTATCACAACATTCTTTAACTATTTCTGGAGTTAGCAGTGTTACTGGAATATGTGATGGTGGTCTTCCTTCTACTACTATTAATCCATCAAATTTTAAGATATTATCTTCTCAATTCCAATCTTCTACTGATAATACCTTATATACAGAGCTACCTAAAGATAATGTTTCTAATGTAGATTTAACAGATTCTCATATAACAATTAGAAGACAATTTGATGTAACTATTTCTGGTAACACAACTGGTGCTGTTAGTAGTGGTGATGCTAATCAAACATTTTTGCCTTATGATGAAGAAGATTATGTTTTGATAAGAACTGATGGAACTACAGAACCTTTATCAGCAGATAAGTTTACATTTAATACTGGGTCTACTGCAGTAACAGTTAGTGGTTTATCTGGATCTGGTCCTTCTAAACTTATTGCAACTCTTAGAAAAGTAAAAGTAAAAGAGAAAATTAAAGAAAAGCAAAAGATTAATATTTTAACAATAGCAAATTCTAAAAATTCTCAATCTGGAATTGGAACTACTACTTTAAATGATGGACTAACCTATGGTACAGTTTATGGAACTAGGGTTCAAGATGAAGAGATTTCTTTAAATACTCCTGATGTAACTAAGGTTTATGGAATATATGAATCATTAAATGTTGGCGCTCCAAGTTTACCAGTATTAACTTTATCTTCTATTAATAGTGATACTGCAAAAACAGGTGATTTGTTAATTGGAGAGAAATTTATTGGAGATACAAGTCAGTGTTGCGCAATTTATGCTAGTAAAAATACTGACAGTGCTATTAACTATATTTCACTAAATGATTATGGTTTGCTGGTTGGAGAAACAGTTACTTTTGAAGAGTCTGGTATTACTGCTACAGTGGACGCTCTTGCTGTAGGTTCTCACAACATAACTGATGAATTTGTTTATGATGATGGTCAAAAAAGCACCATCTATGATTATAGTAGGATAGTAAGAAAATCTGGATATGATGCACCATCTAAACAAATAAGTATAATATTTGAATCTGCTTATTTTTCTGCAGCAGATACTGGAGATATTACTACTATAAATTCTTATAATAATTTTGATTATAAGAATTTACCTGCAATAAATGACACTAGAGTAAGTGATATTATTGATATAAGACCTAGAGTTAGTGATTTTTCAGGAACTTCCAGATCTCCTTTTGAATTTTTGGGTAGATCTTTTGATGGAGATGGTAATTCAGCTGCAAATATTTTAGCATCTGATGGTTCTATATTGTTGGATTATTCATTCTTCTTGCCTAGATTTGATAAAATTTATCTATCTAAAAATGGAACTTTCCAATTAGTGAAAGGAATACCAGCTGAGACTCCAGAATTCCCTGTTCCTATTGATGGAGCATTGGAAGTTGCTTCTATTAAATTACCTGCGTATTTGTATAATGTTAATCAGGTAAGTATTAATATTGCTCAATATAAGAGATATCAGATGAGTGATATCAATAAACTTGAAAAAAGAATTGAGAATTTAGAATTTTATACATCATTAACTTTATTAGAAAGTGAAACTTTAAATATGCAAATCACTGATAGTGATGGTTTGAATAGATTTAAATCTGGATTTTTTGTAGATGATTTCGCAAATACAGAAAATCAAATAAAAACTACCATAGTAAAAAATTCTATTGATTATAACAATGGAGAACTTAGACCATCTCCATTTACCACTGAACTTGATCTACAGTTAGATTTGAATAGTGCAAATGGAATTATAAAAACTGGTAGATGCTTAACTTTAGATTATGAGGAGGTTGTATATGTTGATCAACCTTTTGCTACAAGAGTAGAAAATGTTACTCCATATCTTGTGAGTTATTATGGAGGAACTCTAGATCTACTTCCATCATCTGATGTATGGGTAGATCAAGTTGTATTAGAAGCAAAGCAGGAAGATCTGACTACTTATACTGAATCAACTGAACAATTAGATGCTGGAGGATTTGATTCTAGAACTGGTTATAGTCCAGTAACTTGGGGTGCTTGGAATCATAATTGGACAGGACATGAAACTGTATCTAATTCTAGTAGTTCGTCGTGGCAAGGTAATCAGTTAGTACAAACTACAACTACATCACAAAGACGTGTTGGAAGTTCTACTAGGACAGGTACTAAGCAACTTACTAGAGAAACATTTAGTACCATTAATGAGGGACCTAAAGTTATTAATACACAAATATCTGCTCATATGAGGTCTAGAAATATTAAGTTTGATGCTAGAACTTTAAGACCTAATACTAGCATGTATGCATTTTTTGATGGTCAGGATGTAGCAAAATATATTATTCCAAAACTTGTTGAAATTTCAATGACAACAGGAACTTTTGAAGTTGGTGAAACTGTTGTGGGAACTGATTCTAATGGAAAGGAATTAATTAGATTTAGAGTAGCACAATCAAATCATAAACGTGGACCTATTGATTCTCCTTCTCAAACGTATGGACCCAATCCATATTATCAATTTACTTCTCTTTTTGGATCTTCAGTTTTAGGACAGCAAGGTGCAAGATTAACTCTTTCAGCACCTATAGTAGATACAATTACTCCTAATATAGCGGTTAACGGTGTAGATGATGCAAATATTTTAGGAGATTCTGATACAATTGGAGCTTCTAGTATAGTTAATGTCCCAGAATTATATTCTTCAACATCTGTTATTTTAAATATAGATTTGGCTAGTTTATCTACTAAATCAAATAATACTTTCTTTGGATATATTGAAAGAAATCTTAGATTAGTAGGACAAACATCCAATGCTCAAGCTACTGTTTCTAATGTAAGACTTAAGAGTGATAATCTAGGAAATTTAATTGGATCTTTCTTTATTCCAAATCCTAATGATATAACCTCACCAAAATTTGATGTAGGTAAAAAGGTATTCAGACTTACAAGTAGCGCACTCAATGCCCAAAATGAGGGACTTGTTACTACAGATGCTACAAAAATATTTGAAGCAACTGGAGATATTGAAACTCTTCAATCTACTATTATTAGTGTAAAAAATATCCATACTAATGTTATAACAAGAGTTGAAAGTAAATCACTATCAGGAGGTACAACTTCAACATCATCTTCAAGAGTAGTAGATACCAGAGTCCCACCAAGAATAGTACCACCAAGAATAGTACAACCTCCAAGGACATATGCAGCTACTCCTGTGCTTGAATTACCACAACCTGTACCACCAGCAATAGATGATACTCCACCTCCAATAATTCCTGTTCCAGAACCCATCCCTCCTGCTCCTAAAGTTATTAATGTTCCTAATAAAGGTGGAACTGAAATAGTAAAGCAAGTAGAAAATGTTAAAGAAATTTTCGAGGAATTTGTAGCATTACCTCCAGAGTATCAGGCAGGTGGTAATAAAGATATGTCTGAGGTAGTGGTAGGAGCGTTGGGAGTTGAAGGTGTTGATATGAGTTTGACAACCTTTAGAGAAACTTTCCCTGAGGTTGTTGATCCAATAGCTGCAGCATGGATTCAAGTAAAAGGAAGTGATGAATCTTTAAATGAAGGTGGTGCTTTATATTGGAGCACTCAGATTGCTGTAGAGTTAGGACCAGATGCTGCTGCAGAAGATATTCAGGATAGAATGGTAGAGCATCTTGAATTTGCTGCTGATGCAGAGAAACTTGCAGAGTTTGCAGAATGGGTAGATGAAGAAGTTGCTGCAGGAACTGAACAAGGACAAGAGTTTGCGGCAGGGGCTCAAACTCTACAAAACATAACTGGTCTGGTAGCTGGCAGTGGTGATTATTCTTCATTAGATGATTCTTGTGGAATGGGTCAAGAAGATCCTTTAGCACAATCTTTCTATGTAGGAGATGGAAGTGGTATTTTTATTACTAGAGTAGATCTTTATTTTGGAACTAAAGATGAATTCTTACCAGTAACTGTTCAATTGAGAACACTGAAAGCAGGTGTTCCTACTACTGAAGTAATTCCTTTTGGTGAAGTCGTATTAGAACCAGAACAAGTTAATGTATCTTCAGATGCTAGTGCTGTTACTGAAGTTAGATTCCCATCTCCAGTATATCTTCCAGGCGGAAAATCTTATAGTGTAGTTCTTTTATCTACAAGTAGTGAATATACTGCTTGGATTTCTAGAATGGGAGAAACTGATGTTCAAACAAGAGATAATCCAGAATCTGAGCAAATAATTGTTGGAGTTCAACCTACATTAGGTTCTTTATTTAAGTCTCAAAATGGAGAAACTTGGAATCCAAGTCAATATGAAGATCTTAAATTTACTCTTTATAGAGCAAGATTTTCAAGTTTAACTGGAACTGTTAGTTTTACAAATCCTCCTTTATTGACATATTCTGAGAATGTTGCACCTTTGCTTAAAGATTCTCTTGAAATTAAGTCAAATAGAATAAGAGTAGGATTCAATACTACCATATCAGATGCTGCTATATCTATTGGTAATTTAATTTCACAGCAAGGAAGTAATGCTACTGGCAGATATGTTGGTTCTGGAGGAACAGCAACTGGTAATTTAACTATCACTAATGCTGGTGTAGGATATACTCCTTCCTCTGGTAGCACAACATATAATTTTGTTCCTATGGTTACTGAGACTGGAACTGGTAGGGATGGAACATTGAATATGACCATAACCAATGGAGTGGCAGTTGCCGCAACTGTTGCTAGTGGTGGTAGTGGTTATTCTGCAGGTGATGTTATTGGAGTTTCTACTGTTGGATCAACTTCTCTAGGATCTGGTATTAAATTCTCTATAGCTTCTATAACTGGAGTTAATGAATTTGTTCTTGATAATGTTCAAGGGGAATTTGCAACTGGTATTGGAAAAACAATTCAATATATTGCAGGTGCTGCTTCTACAGATCTTAATGGTGCTGCTGGTGGAAATGTATTCCTATCAGGAACTCCTGCAGTAACTAATGATGGACTTCATATAAAAGTTAACCAAAAAAATCATGGAATGTATTCATCTCAGAATACAGTAACTATTGATGGAGTCGATACTGATCTTCCTCTTACTCAATTAGCTGCAGAATATTCTAACGCTTCCACAGGATCTATTGTATTAGATGATGCAACAAACTTTGCTGAATTTGAAAATGTTGGTGTTGGTTCTACAAATTTAGGATACATTAAGGTTGGATCAGAAATTCTTTCTTATAGTGGAGTTACTTCCAATACATTAACTGGTGTAACTAGAGGAGTTGATTCTACTTCTACATTAACTCATGATGCACTTGATTTTGTTCATAAGTATGAATTAAATGGAGTTTCTCTGAGAAGAATTAATACTAATCACAATTTAGCAGACGCTACTGTTACTGATCCTAGAGGATTGGATTTCTATAATATTAAAATAGATATGTCTTCTAATGGTATTAATAGATCCACTGGAACTAGTTTACCTAAACTTAAGTTTAATCAAACTAAATCTACTGGTTCTACTAATGTTTTATCTACTGAAAATATACCATTTGATATTATAACTCCCATAGTTCAGAACATGACACCAACAGGAACTACTATAAATGGTCAAGTTAGAACTGTCACATCTACTAGTGTAGATGGATCAGAAACTCCTTTTGTAGATAAAGGATTTAATGATATTAGTATTGTGGGTGATAATTATATGTCTAGTCCTAGAATGATAGCTTCTAGAATTAATGAAACTACATCTTTACCCAATCTTCCTAACAATAAATCATTTACTTTCAATTTAGAGTTATCAGCAGTAGATCCTTCTCTTTCTCCTGTAGTTGATTTGGATAGGGTGGCTGTTATTTTAACTTCTAATAGGTTAAATCAACCTATAACAGACTATACAACAGATAACAGAATTAATACATTACAAGATGATCCTAATGCATTTGTATATGCATCCAAACAAATTGCTTTAGAATCTGGAGCAACTGGAATTAGGGTCAATTTGGAGGGTCATATTAATTTGACTAGTGATCTTAGGGCATTCTATGCTATCTCAGAAAATCCAAATGATGAATTAGTTTATCAAGCTTTCCCAGGATATGATAATTTATTGTCTACTGGACAAATTATAGATCCTGCAAAGAACAGTGGTCTTCCTGATAAAGTTTTACCTAAAACTGATGTCATAGCATATACTCCAGATCAAGTGGTGTGGAATGATTATAAATTTACTATAGATAATCTTGCTACCTTTAAATACTTTAGTATTAAATTGGTAGGAACTGGAACAAATTCATCTCAACCACCTAGAGTGAGAAATCTTAGAGTAATCGCACTTGCATAATATGAAACATATCAATGTAGAAGGACATAGTAATTTAGTCCGTGAAAATAATAGTAATGCTATTTTAAATACAAATTACTCTGAATATGATAATTATATCAAGAATCGTTCTAAAAGAAAGCAAGGATCTGATAGAATAGATACTATGGAGAATGATTTGAAATCTTTAAAGGATGATATTAATGAAATTAAAAGTTTACTAAGAGCATTATCTAATGGCTAAAAACACTCTTACATTTGATCCTAGTTCTGGTGTTGCTTATGGTGTCAATCTCACCCTCAATACTGGAGCAGATTTAGATGCAGACTATACTGTAGTTGGTACATCTGGGACTGCTTTTGATTTTACTGGATATAGTGGTTCTGCTCAACTTGCAAAGAGTGTAGCAATTGGTTCATCACAACATGCAATAAAAACCTTTGAAGTTGGTTTTACTAGTGCTAAAGGTGGAGAGTTTAGATTGTCATTAGGTTCTACAGCAACTAGAACATTGTCAGAAGGTAGATATGTATATGATGTTTTGATTGGATCAGGTTCATCAGTTTATAGAATAGTATCAGGAGATGTGTTAGTTATAGCAGGTATCTCTTCTGCTCCTTCATAAATAAACTTATAATAGTAAAGTAGATAAATGGCGCAACCAAGCACACGTGGAGAACTAATAGACTATTGCAAAAGGCAGTTAGGTGCTCCTGTGCTAGAAATTAATGTTGCAGATGAGCAGATAGAAGATATTGTAGATGATGCTGTCCAGTTCTTTCAAGAAAGACACTTTGATGGTGTTTACCAGTCATATAGAAAATATCAAATAACTCAAGCAGATATTGATAGAGGAAAGGCTACTGGTGGAGCAGGTATAACAACTACTACAGTAGACACAACAGTTGGAGTTACTACTCAATTTAGTTATACTGAGAATAGTAATTATCTTCCTATTCCTCCAGAAGTTATAGGAGTCACTAAAATATTCCATTTTGATGGAAGTAATACTATCACTAACAATATGTTCAGTGTGAAGTATCAGTTATTCTTAAATGATATTTACTATTGGGGTGCTACTGAACTTCTTTCTTATGCAATGGTAAAGACATATCTAGAAGATATTAATTT